ATTATATCTTTTTACGGATCCATTTTGAAGTGCTGCTACTAATTCTGGATTATCCTTTGCAGTCTGCTTAGTGATAACAACTTCCCCAGGAGTAAGCAATGCTGGGACTGTATCTTTGTTTCCGCTACCTGGGACTACTCCACCCTGTGCAAACTTCTTTGGAGGTAGACCTGCTACTGCTCCTGCTGGTCCTGGTACTGAGTTAAATAGTCCTGGTGATGATTGTGCAAGTGCTCTTGCCTGAGTTGCTGCATTTCCATATGCTGCAGCAAGTGCATTAACGGATGCCTGCTCAACATTGAATGTAGAAATTAATTGACTGTGAGATGTGTGTAGGGCATTAGATTGTGCAAGGTTTTCAATCTGCTGATTAGTTAAATAATCAAATCCGCTACCAAGAACATTGCTTGAACCATTAAGTTTGGCAATTCCTCCACGAAGCATAGCAAAAAATTTAATTAAGTTAGCAACTCCGTTAGCAAGAATACCAAATGTCATCAAAGCAATTGGGGCTAATCCGCCAATCACACCAATCATAATTGCTATTACCTTTTTTGTTCCGTCACTTAAACCATTAAACTTTTCTAGGATCTTTCCAACAAAGTTAACAATTGGAGTTACTGCTTGCAAGAATGCCTTACCTACGGGAACAAGTTGAAGTTTAAGGTTTTCCATAGACTTCTTAAATTTGTTACCAGTCATGTCTTCAACCTTGCCAAGTTCTCGCTCAGACAAGATTGCTAATTCTTCAACTGATGCCCCAGCAAGTCCAAGGGCTCTTGCAGCCTGTGAAGAATCTTTTGTTACGTTTTGAAATAATGTAGAAAGACGAGCAAACTGGAACTTACCAAATAGTTGTTCAATTGCTCTTGCACGGTTAAGAGGATCTAGTGTATCAAGTGCTCTTGCAAATCCTACAACAGTTCCTTTTAGATCTCCCTTATTTGCTTCAACAAGACCAGTAATATTTATTCCAAGATCGGCAAGGAATTCACTAGCCTTCTTAGAAGGATTAATCATAGAAGCAAGACCAGACTTAAGTGCGTTAGCACCTTCTGATGCGTTAATTCCACCTTCCTTCATCGCAGTCATAAAGAATGCTAGGTCTTCTACAGATCCACCAAGTTGCTTTATAACTGGTCCAGCCTTTGGAACAGCAATTGTTAAATCCTCAATAGAAAGAACAGTTTGGTTTTCTACTGCGTTAAGGAAGTTAATTTTTCTTGCAAGATCTTCTGTTGCAATTCCAAAAGCATTTGTTAAAGAAATTGTTGTTTCTAAGGCCTGTTGTTGCTCAACTTGACCAAGGACTGAAAGTCGTGTTGCCTGAATTACTTGAGAATTAAGCGCGTCTCCAGTAAGACCCATTGCTGCTGCTGAAGCAGCCATTTCAACAGTATCTTTTACTGCAATTCCATATTTAGTAAATTCTTTTCCAAGTCTTTGAATGTCTGCAATTGCTTTATCAGTTGCATCTCCACCTGTGAACATGTCTCCATAAACTCTTGTAAACTTTGTAACAGCCTGTTCCATTTCCATGAATGTTTTTGCTGCTGTAGAGCCAAGAATAGAAAGAGGAATAGTCAAACCAACCATTAACTGGCGACCTGCCCACTGAGTATTCTTACCAAAATTTAGGAGTTGAGTTGAGCCTTGGCTTAATAACTTATTTAAAAATTGCTGTCTTTGTGCAGCCATTTGCATACGTGTTGCATAATCTGCATACTGGCCATTGACCATCTTAAGGTGCTTTGGAACTACCTGAAGAGTCTTGATCATGTCTCCATTTGCAGACTGCATCTGAATATACTGAGACTGTAGAAGTTTTACTCTGTCTTTACTAGCACGGGTTAATGTCTCACGCTCTTGTGCAAACATCCCTTTAAATACCTTGGTATTTTGCGTTGCTGCTGCTGCGGTGTACCTAAAGTACTGTCGCATTGACATTTGATTTTTTTCAAGTGCTTGCGTGAAAGAAGATGTACTTGAGGCTACATCTTTTTGAGTTGCAACAAACTTTCCAGTTGCATTAATAGCCTGCATTAACTGGCTATTAAGGCCCTTCTGGGCATTCATTGCTGCAACATTACCCTGAGTTAGGGTTTGATTAAAACGGCTGAGTCCAGACTGTAACTGACGTAATTGTGCTAAGGCTTGACTGGTATCAAAATTAATACCAATATTTGCATTTACGTCAGCCAATCAAAACACCTCTTTACTTGATTGAGTTTAAAAGACCTGTTGTATCAGAAAGTTGCATTCCTGAAGCAGCATCAATGATCTTATAGACTGTAGGAAGATCTAGATTTTCCTCAATCGCCTCTCTGTTGTCTGCTATTGCAGGCAAATATTGTTTAAATGCAATTTGTACGCAGTCAATTAAAACATCCATAGACTTAGTGTTGTCTTCTGCGACTTCCTGAAGTTTAGTAAACTGCTCCATAAATGGCTTTAGTAGAGATATTTTTAGTGGCTTAATCTGAAACTTTGTTCCATCAATAAGTGATAATTCGTTCTTGCTTTCTGCTTCTTTAACCATGATTTCCTCCATTGTAGTTGTTTAATTATACCATAAGCAGGCTTATTTTTTACTCTATTCTTTCATAGGATAGGCCCATACCAATTCCAAACCCAGCCCTTTGTGCGTTAATCCCTTGAAGAGCAACAATATCTTTTGAGTTGGCTGCTTGCCCACCACTAAATACTCTAGCCTTCATTTCTTCCCAGGCATTACTCTTTTGAGTATTCTTGTCTAGGTCGACCCCTTGCATTGCTGCAAGAAATTTCTTTTCATCGTAGTTTAGTTCTCTGCCTATAGATAATGTTATCATTAATTCTGGCATAGATAATGATCTTTCTAGTTCGTCGTAGTCTTTCCATATCCCCAGCAAAAATACTTCAGACTCTAGTTTTGCAAGGTCAAGGTCTTCCCAAGAAGACCCACTGTCTACAGCCTGTTTTTTAATTGGCTCTTCTGATTTTTCATTAATTTTAATACCAGCAGTTACATCTAAAATATCATATATGTTTTGCAAGTCAACATACTCTTCTAGCATTTCCTGGCTTTGAGTAATCTCTGGCCTAAACTGTTTCATACAAACCCTTGCACATTTTGATAAAGCAATAATGGCTTCAAGGTCTCCTTTAGAGTTTCTGACATCATCAAAAATATCCATTAACTGTCTAAGATATTTTATTTTTAATGGAGACAGTTCTATTTCTACCCCATCTTGCAGAGTAATATTTTTTGTATTATATACCGTTGTTGCCATTATACAAGTATACCAAAGAGAAAGGCCCAATCCCGAAGGATTGAGCCTGTCCCATATTAAGTTATATTATGATGCTGCTGGGATGGTACGATCTACGATCTTACCGTATGATGCGTCATCATTTGGAAGAAGACGGAATGATACTTCGAACATTGTCGCTTCGTCTCTCTTTGCAGATACTGTAACGCTTTCAATTGAAAGTGCACGGTATGCTACGTAAACTCTTTCGAGTTCATCTGATGCTGCACATTCGCCAGTTCCTGGACCAACTGCAACCAAACCGCGTTCGACTGGGCATTCGCCGATGTCTCCTGCTGAAAGATTAAGTGTTGGGTTTCCTGATACTGTGTTGAGATCTGAATCTTTACCTGCAAGGGCAAAGAGAAGATTCTCTAGTGTTGATTCTGCGAATGTAGTATTTAGGTTTACCTGCATGCCTTGCTTGAACAACTTAGCAACGTCAAGAACCTGATCTACTGCAACCTCACCAAAGTCTGGTTGGAATTCAATTTCCAAACCATTCATTGTGTAACCAACGTTACGGAAATCTGCATCATTTGACAAAGTTGTCTTGTATGATACGTCTTCTGCGTATGCTGGAAGGGCTGCTTCTGTAAGTACGCCTGCTTCATGTGTGAAGAGGGCTGCTGCTCCAACAATAATATTGTTGCTGCTACCACGTGTATATGCCATTTATTTCACCTCTTTTTTTTCTTTTGGATTAAAAGGGCTTGTTTCCTCAAGATTAATTATACAGCCCTTTTTTATGCATTTACTGAATCAATTATGTCTTGTTGTTGATGGTAGTCGTAGTCAATAATTATCTTGTTACCCGCGTAAGTTCGGGCTGTTCCAAAGTCGACTATATCTCTTGCCTCTTCTAATTGATAAATTTTAAAATCATGAAAATAGAACCTACAGGTCATCCCGTCAAAGGTTTTGCCCTTAGTCCAACTATTAATATCTTGGGCACTTTCATCTCCTCTGTCTAAAAGTCTAAGTACTGCTTCTTGAATTTGAATCATCTTTAATATTGGATTTGATCCAGTTGCATAAAAATAATACAAAACCTGCTCAGACTTTATATGTGGAAAGGCTCCTCTACGCATTCTAAACATTCTGTCATACACTGCCATTGTTCCGCCTTCTGGAAACTGAGTTTGAAGAGTCTCTAAGGTTGATGGACCAGTAGGAAAAAAAGGAACAGGTCCAAAATCTGATAACTGCTCTATTTTTTCTTGAAGATATTTATTAATCCATAAAACTGGAGTGTTTAAAGTTGATGTTGGTTCTGCCATTATCCAGCCACCTTTGCGTTAACAACCCATCTATATCCTGTAGATAAGCCAGTAGATCTACCACTACGCATTCCTTTTCTTAAATTTTTCTTATACATAATTGGATTTTCAAAGTATTGTTTTAGATTGCTGCTCTGTAAAAATGCTTGTGTAAAGTATCTGCCAAAGAACATATCAAAGGCTTTTTCAAATTCGCCCTGGGTATTTCCTCCTGGATTTTCAATAACCACTGGTTTTTTTGTATAAACAACTTCTCCGTCTACCTCAAACCTTAAAGCATCTGCAGAGCGTGGTCTTATAACTACCTTGGTTCCATTTTCCATTATGTCTGCCTTATTACGAAATGGCTCTGTTGATCCCTGGCTTACAGTTGAAGATTGCCTAAAGTTTGATATAAAGGATAAACCTATATTGCTAACAGTATAGTCTATGTCAAATAATCTTGCTTCTGGGCTTCCGCTTTTGTACCACTCATAAACGTGGTGTAATGTTTCTGGAGAAACTCTTGCATTTGTATCAATGAACTGAGAGGCTATCTCTGATACATCTGTTCCCAAAAGTTTTAAGAATTCTGATTTTCCGTTTTGTATTCCCTCAGTAAATCCAGTTGAGTAATCAATAATGTTTTTCATTTGCTTTTTAAATTTTTTATTGTCAAATCTAGCGTTTATCATACATCCACCCCCTGGTTTTCAGACCTTCTAATTATTAGTTTGTAGTATTCTACAGATCCAAAAGGACCTACGAAAGGGTCCTGTGTAGCAATTTCAAAGATAGTTGACTTTCCTGTTCTTGGCCCAGAGGTTTCTAGGTATATGTCTTTACAGTTTTTATCTCTGATGTTTGTAATAATTACATTTGTAACCGAGTTTTTGGCTTCAAGGTTTGACATTCTTATGTCAGTCTTTACTCTGCCAATTAAAAGTTTTTCTTCTGTAATATTGACATTAGGAGTTAGTTCTTCCTTAAATGCTCCGCCTGCTGATGAAAAAGAACAAGCAATTGTTCTATCTAAAATCCATGTCTTTTGAACATTACCATAAACTCCTTGCTCAACTATGGGATGGTAAACATCTGCAAGCATTGGAAAAGTAAAGTCTGGCTCTTCGCATATCATTAAATCACACCTGGCTTGACAATGGTCTTAACATATTTGTCAAGTATCTTATCAACTAAGAAGTTCCCAGTACCGCCAAGCATTGCCTTATCAAACTGAATTCTAAACTGATCTGTGTTGTAGGCTGTTATATATCTCTTGTAGTAATCTAACTTACCACATTTAAGATCTTCTATCAATAGTTTGGCTGCGTACTCTACGTCATCAGGTACTTTAAGATATCCGTGGTCTACAACAAATGTGTAGTCATATCCTGATGGGAAAGATATTCCTTCATATCCATAGTAACCAAGATCTCCACTTGCAACTGGTAGATTCTGTGCTGTTGACTCATACCTATTTAACTCAAGAACATCTGCACGAACTCTCTGTATAGCAGTCTTGTCTGGTGTTATTGCATACTGATAGTCACCAAGGTCTGGGTTTGATTTATCATAGACTAAAACGTTATTCTCATAAACCTTAAATACTCTATAAACCTTTTCCCATAAAGAAAAATAATCTGAGCCATTTCCAGTTCCAACTACTGTTATCTTTTTGTTATAAAATCCTTCTGGCACAAATGTGTCTATCATTGATCTTGCTACTAATTCTAAAATTTTATATTCTGCAATCTCTGATGCAGTTGTTCCTAATGTATTTGGATCTACATATGGTCGGATTAGTTCATAGAACTCTTCGTGAATTAATTCTTCACCCTCGCCAATATTGTAAATCTCTACTCTATAGTTATTGTCATATCTTCCAGGGAGTTGAATGTTTATATCGTCTCCTGTTGACCATCCTAAAAATTCTAAAACCTGTACTGAAAGGTCCGCCATATCTGTTACTCTTGCGTATATATCTGCATCTTCGTACCCTAAAGGTACAACAAAATTTACAACAATGTCGTCGTATGGCGGAACTCTCAATATCTCCATGAATTACTTACCGAATTCCTTGGCAACTTCTTCTGGCGTTGCTAGACGAATATGTGAACGAGTGAGCCACTTTTCAGAAGCATCCTTGCTAACAATATTGTAGCCACGATAAACCTTGCCTACCTCTGACCAAGTAACATTCTTCGTTGAATAAACTGCTACCTTTTCAGAAACTAATACTTCAGCCTTTTTCTTTGCGGAGCGTGGCTGACGAACTGTTGTAGTTGCTCCTATTGCACCATCTCCTACTGGACCAAGTGCTGGAACTTCTTCTACGTGTGAATCGTATGTTGGTGTTGTAATTGCGCTAACTGGCTCTTCAACAACTGGTGCTGGAGCCTCTACTTCAGGTTCTGCTGGAGTCTCAACGACTGGTGCTTCTTCAACAATAGGTGTCTCTTCGACAACTGGTGCTTCTTCAACAACTGGGGTTTCAACTACTTCTTCTTCTGATGTAGGATTATTTGTATATTCCATTTTATTCCTCCTGAATAGTATTATATCATTATAAGTAGTAAGGGGAGCAGGAGAATTAACTCCCACTCCCCCTAATTTTTAACTGTTTACAGATTATGAATCTGATTCAGCATCAGCGAATGCGACAGCATCTTGTTCTTCCCATTGAATACCGAAGCGAACGAAGACTGTATATTCTACAGTGTCCTTCTTTGGCTTGTATTCACGGTTTACAGTGATGTCACGCTGGAATCCCCATACACGGTTCTGTGGGAATGTCAAGTCGACATATCCTGCAGGGTAGTATGGAACTTCCTGTACGTCAATTCCGAGAACACGTGTTGTACGTGCTCCACCGAATGTCTGTGCTCCACCGTCAAGGTATGCTTGACGATTAGTTGGAGTTCCGCCAGCCTGTGAAGCAAATGCTTCAGCAACTGCGTCTGCTAGGGTACCGTTATTCTTAACGATTCCCTGGAATGCATCTGTACCAGCATAGAACTTCAAGTTAGACTTGATAGCACGATACTTGCGTGGCATTGCAAGAATGATGTTCTGCATTACATCTGTTGTCCAGGCGTTATTAGCGACTGTTACAACTGACTCATGAGCATCTCCGTCAGTCTTTACACGGTTTACGAAACCGTTTAGGATTGAAGTAAATGCGTTTGAACCTGTTCCTGTTCCGTTGATTGCAAGGTCTTCGATATCATTACCGAAAGCGTTTGTCATCAAGCGTACAATGTGATCTTCTAGTGCTGCACCTTCGATGTTATCTTCTAGTGCTTCTGCAGATACTTCCCAGTCAAGACGAATCTTCTTTGTAGTCAATTCAACCTTTGAGAATGTTGCACCTGCGTTTGTGTAATCGCCAACTGCTTGCGCTGCTGCACGAATAACACGCTCTCCGACGTTTACCTTTTCGAGTTCCATTGTATTGGCTCTCATTGTAACGCGACGGCCATCTTGGGCGAGAATGGTAGCATCCCACACGTAGTCAATAAAACGACGTGCTTGCTCTGGGCGTAGGATACCTGATCCAGCCTCACCTGAAGGGTTAACTGCATTTGGTCCAGATGTTACTCCTGATAGTGCTGTTGGGATATTACCCAAGACACCACCATCGGTGTAATTACCTGGTACGTTTGAACCTGCTTCAGATCCAGATGCGAATGCACCTTGTCCCTGATACAGTCCTGGTGCTGTTCCACCAAGATTACCTGAAGTTCCAGGTTGGTTCTTTTCTATATTTTGTTCCGACATATTGTCACCTCCTGTGATTTTTTACTTATTAATTAAATAAGTCGGCTGTTTTGAGGAAACTACCGCCCCATAGGGATTTTTCAACCGTTTCAGGTTGATTCTGTACTATCTCGCCGAGATCGCCAGACTTTCGGAAAGCAGTGTCTTGCTCTACAAGTTCCACACGCTTACCAAATTCATTGAATCCACTTGATACTGTTGCAATATCTTTTGCAACTGCTTCAAATGAACTTTTTGCTGTTTCAACATCAACCTTTGAAGACTTAAGCATTTCTACTTCTGCCTGCAATGAGTTAACCTTTGAAACTAGATCGCTAAAGGCTGATTCTAGAGTGTTCTTGATTTCTACAGTTGAATCAACTGCTTCATCTGATTTAGATACTTCTGTAACTTCTTCAACTACGTCAACTGCAGAAGTCTCTTCAGACTTTGCAATCTCTTCAGATGCTGGGGCTTCATCAGCCTTAATAACATCTTCTGTAGTTGTTTCAACTACTGCATCAACCTCTGGAGCGACCTCTGACTTTTCTACTTCTACTGCTGCTTCTGTTTCAAGAACTTCTGCAACTGCTTCTGTCTTTTCTGTCATAGGTTGTACCTCCTTGTTAATCTTAGAAGTATTAATGCCTTTAGCACTATCAACTAAGAATTTTATCATTGTTACTTTTTCTTTATCCGTTTTTTCAACGAAACCTATATTTTCCATTTGTTCACCGTTTATTGGACTAGTTTCTGACTCATTCTCAGATGCCAAAACTATACCATTTGCTTTATCGTAAAAAACATTTTCTAAAACTGTTGCGTCACCCTTAAATACATCTACTCCGTCTACCTTTTCAACAGATACAATGTTTGCAAATTGATTTGCTGGGGAATCTACAAGACTCAACTCAACTAAATCATATTCTTTAATAACTCTAATTTGTGTGTCTGACTTTTCATCATATGCGTCATCCCACTTATTCATTCTTCCGCCAATAGAAAAACCAGTTAGCGTTCCATCTAGAACTTTTTCCCAAGTATCTTGTGCACCTTTTGAAACATATGCGGAGACAAAAACACCCTTATAAAACTTCTTTGATTCTGGATCAAAGTACTTGTCTTCTTTAAAGTTAACCATCTTGCCTACTGCTAGTGGTTGGTGCATTTCTCTAATGTTCCCACGGAATTTTGCAAATGCTGCCATTGATGCTTCTGCTGTTACGATGTCATCTTGCTTATCAATATTGTCAAGTGATGCAAAGCCTGAGACGATTCTTCGCTCTTTATCTACCTTACTAAAAGGCATCGAAAGTCGGAGATTATCTCCCTCTGAATTCCAGTGTGCTTTAGATATAATCATGGTTATTCTATTATATACCCTTTTTTATTGAAGTATCACTATTTGGACATATCGGACACATCGTCAACTTTACGACCTTCGCCTTTTGGATTTCTTCCACTTACTGTGGCTGGTCCGTCAGACTGGTTATTAGTTCTTTCTGTGTCTCTTTGTCTATCTGCATTATCATTTGCTGTGTCTTGAGGTTTTGGATCGAAAGGCTCGTTACCGCCTTCAATCTGTGGAAGACCAAGAAGTTCTCTACCTTCATTTGGTAGCATAACCTGAGTCTTAACAAGTCTTTCAATTATTTGTGATTGAGCAATTTCATCTGTAAGAGTAAGTTCGTTAAACTTAAACTCCAAGATATCTGTTTTTTCTCTTATAATCTTGTTAATCATTTTCTCAAGATTTCTTTGTGCTGGTCTTGCAACCTGCTCTTTAAATGTGCGGTCTTGAGATAGGGCTGCAGCGATGGCTGCTGAATCAGAACCACCAATTTTAGAAAGAGGAACTTGATGTGCAACAAGAATATCATCTCTGTTTTGTTTACGATACTCTTTAAATGATGCCTCTTGAATTCCATTTTCTACAGGATCCATCTTAAACTCTACCTTGTTGGTATCTGAATCTCCAGGAAGTGGAATATATAGTGTTCTATGATTTTGTCCTTTAAGACCACTTTGAAGAAATCTAAACATTTTATCTTCTGCCTCAGCAGATAGTTTTGCTCCCTTAAGCGTTACAACATATCTTGGGGTTGCCTTATTCTGGAAGTAGTCAATATTGTATTGTGATGCAAGTTGATCTCCGTGAAGCGATCCAATCGCAGACATGATATCTGGAACGCCATAAAAAGTATTTAGTGGTGAGTATTCTTTAAAATGAATAATCTCATTTGGACGAGCATCTGTTCCAAGTGGATTTGCATTTGTTGCTCCAAAGTTACGGAAGTAAACTACTTTGTTTGCAATGACCTGAACAAAGCCATCACGAAGACGACGAACACGCATTGTTGTAGATGGGATATGACCAACATATCCAATGTCCCCACGAACTGTTCTTCCTACTTCAAGGTATCCATTTCCTGTTGCTTGTAGATCAGTAAACACCTTTTCCATGGTTGTAGTAAAGGAGTCTTCTGTATTTAGAGATTCTAGCCAATCGCTTAACTCAATCTTGGCTCTTTCAATTCTTCTACGTGCATTTTCTGCTGTCTTTGGTTCTGATGCTTCTAACTTAAGCATTGTTCTTTTAGAAACCTTAAACTCATAACCAAGCCCAACAATATTTTCTACCTTGGCATCAATTGCTGCGTGGTTTGCAAATGAAGTATCATAGAAACTTGCAAGTTCGTAAAGATTCCATGGTGGAGTAATTACATCGAATAGTCCGTAAGCATTTCTAAATACTGTTCCTGAGTTAATCTCTTTGGACTTTGCTCCGTCACGACCAGTGCTTTCTGCTCTTGAACTTTCTATGTATGCTGGTGTTGCTTCACCCTTTAGTACACGAGTTGTTCTTCTTTTAAAGTTTGCATCAAGTCCCTGCAAATCTTTGACTACATCCCATGACTGATTAAATGGATCTTGCTTTGTAAAAGTGTCATCTTCAGGAAGTGGACTATCTGTCTTTGCTCTAATAAAAAATTCTTTGTCTTCACTCATTAGTCATCACTTCCATATTTTGCAATAGTATCCTTGGCTGCTTGTACTGCACCAAGATCGTTCATAGATGGAATTAATCCTTCTGCCATTCTTTGTTTTTGCTCAGAGTATTCTTCTTCTGAGATTCTGGTTAGACCTGGAACGAAGATGCATTCTCCATCTCCTTCATCCCCGTAATATCTTGCTGCTTCTTTAAGTTTTGATATTTGAAGGATATCTCCTTTCATTGATTCAATGTTTAAAACAGAACCAGTTCCATCCGTAAACCACTTACCGTTAGCCTTTTTGTAAACATAAAGACCCCAGTCATAGTGTTTTTCAATAATTTTTGCACGGGACTCTCCCACTTGCCCTTTCATTCTGGGCAATTGCTTCTTCTTTTTACGCGGATCTTGAGGATTCATACCTATAAGTATACCATATTAGACAGCACTAGCCGTTATTTGTTTCGAAGTAATACCTTTATACACGGTATACTCGTACCCATTAACTGTAAACACCTTGTCCGTATCAATAATAATCTTGTTAGTTCCTGTGTAACTCTTGTAGATTGTTGATGGATCTACTCCATAATAACTTGTTGAAGATAAAATCAAAACCCCACGCCAAACAAAAGAAGATGTTTTCCAGTTATCCCATTCAAGGGTAAGAGGAAGAGAGTATTTAACTCCAAACCACGGTCGTATATCAACCTTTTGAACCTCTTGCAGGTTTGTTGATTGATAATAAGATATCATATTAAATGTTATTGGTCCATTTAGATTAATTGACCCAACCCTAGAATCAAAGTTTAATAGGTTTGGAAATGATATTCCCAAGAATCCCCACTCTTTTACAGTTAC